TTTAGTAGAGATTTATACTTTATATTACTTACAAGTTCAGATATTGATTTACTTGTAAATAATGATGATGGAAAATCTTTGTCAAATAAATGGTCTGATATTCAAGATGAAGTAAATTCATTTGATGATATTTTTAATTTGTCTAAAATTGAAAATAAGAAAAAGATATATGTAAATAATGGTAATATATTTAGAGATAAAAACGACATCTATAATGAAGTATTATCTTTTATCACAAATAAATAAGGAATATGATTTTGAACGAAAATATTAAATGGATTGCACTTCAACCATTGCTTGGCGGTATGTACCTTGCAACTGAAAATGCAGTAGGTCATCCCGCTGAATGTATTATTTCATTTCATGGTAATGATAAAGCAAAATTAAAAAATGGTAAAGTGATTTCTGCACATAATGAATACCATCTGTTACAGTACCTAAAAGAACATAATAGATTAGTACCATATTATAAATTTGACAAAGATCCATTTCAATCAGATTATAAAAATATAAATGTTAAAATATTAGAAGGTAAAGATAAACAAATTCAACCTGATTATAGCAATATTGATTTAGTTGTTGCATTGCCTGTATGCTCAGGACTTTCTAATTCAACAATTGCATCTTCAAAAGATGCTCTAATGTCTAAAAATTATAATATGTTATTTTTGGCAAATTATACATTAAGTGTAATTAAACCAAAAGTATATATTTTTGAAAATGCTCCAACATTATTAGCTGATAAAGGTAAATGTGTTCGTAATGAATTAGAATCTATAGCAAGAGATAATAATTATTCTGTGGCATATTATAAGACTAATACAATGCTGCATGATAATTGTCAAAATAGACCACGGACATTTGTATATTTCTTTAAAAGAGATGATAATATAAAAGGTGTTCCTGAGCTTCAATTTGAAAATAAGCAAATTTCAGTAGAAGAACTATTAAATAGAATACCAAAAAATGATAATGATACAATGAATGTTACACTTAAACTTAAACCAGTTAGACAAGCATTGTATGATTATCTTATTAATAATGAAAGTGACTTATTTAGAAAAATACTAACTTCAGCACATGTGTTAGATGTTTTATATAGAGATAATAAATTAAGAGACTTTGAAAAGTATATTGTAAATAATTCACAATACAGTGAAAGCTTTAAAAAGCGAATTAGTGATTATATAAATATAATCTATAACAAAAGAAGTCAAAATAAAAATTTTTGGCATGAAGAATTAAATGTTATAAAAGATGATATTATGCCAGCATGTATGCACAGAACAATGGAAAGCGTATTACATTATAAAGAAAATCGTCTTTATACTTTACGTGAATGGCTAACTACAATGGGAATGCCATTTGATTTTAAATTATATGGTGATATATTAAAAGTTTATAAGCAGATTGGTCAGAGTGTTCCAGTGCGAACTATGCAATTTATAGTAAATCAAGCAGTTGATATTATAAACAATTGGAACACAATTAAATGTGACAATGTGCCTGTAATGTATTATAATAATATTAATCAAACTGCTAATACTAGCTTAAGCATTTAATATAATAGGAATAATATAAAATGAGTTTAGAGTGTCCTCGTCGTATTGACTATTTAGCTTATCAGTGTAAAAATTTAGGAATTGAAGTAAAACCAGCTGGTAAAAAATTAATGAAGGATGATTATGTAAAAGCCTTGCGTAATTATTTTATTATTCAAAAATATGGATCATTAAATAATATCCCATGGTCGCTTCAATTTATGCTTTCAATTGAATGCCCTCAGTTATGCAGACGGATAAAGGATCTTAAACCAGAGCAACAAAAACTTGTGTGGGAATCACCTGATTGGATTGCAGAAGAGAAGGTGGATGGTTGTAGGATGCTCATTTTATGGGATGCGTCAAAAAAGAAATTTCATTTTTATAGTCGTAATAATTCAGTAGAAGATTATTTACCTCAAGATTATTCTGATACTATATCTACTACTGATAATGGATTTAATTATCCATGTAACTTTGTACTTGATTGTGAAGTTATTAGTACAAATCCAGAATTAGAGACTAATACAAGATGTCTAACTCAGCTTCAATCTACAGCTGCTTTATTAAATCTTAATCCTACAGATTCTAAGTGCATACAAAAAGATAATCCACTTAAATTTATTATATTCGATTGTTTATTAGATTCAGATAATCTTATAAATAAACCATGGGTAGAACGTCATCCACATGCAATTAAGCTTGCTAGTATGTTAAAGAAAAGTGGATTTTGTTGCGATATTAATCCAGTTGTTGAAAATACAGATAAGTACCCAGAAGCTAAAAGAGACTTTTTTGATAGACTTATAGCAAATGATAAAGAAGGTATTGTCCTTAAGAATCGCAATGCCGTATATCATGCTACATCGTCAAGAACAATAGATTGTGTAAAAGTTAAAAGAACAACATCAGATAATGAAGCTAGTGACATTGATGCTTTTGTTACTGATTATGTTATTGGAAAAGATGATACAAGAAATGAAAACATGGTTGTTGGATTTGTATTTTCTGTAAAAATGGAAAAAGATGATGGAACTATTGTAACACACCCAATTGCAACTTGTTCTAATGTTTCAGATTTTATAAAAGAAGATGCAACGGTTATTGATGCCGATGGATCTGTTAAATTAAATCCAACTTATTATGGTAAAGTTGCTACAATTCAAGGACAGAATATTTCAGCTAGAAATTTAAGAATAACACATGCAGTCATTAATTGTTGGCGTCCGGAAAAAGATATAAACGGATGTGAAATTCTTAAAGAGTCTTTTATTCGTAGTATGATTTTTTAATATAAGTTTATAAATTAAATCCGTTATACATAGGTATAACGGATAAATTTTTTATTTTATCATAGATTTTCTAATTTGTCAACATAAAAATTTAAGAAAATTGTATCAGACTGTATCTGAATTTATCAGAAATTTGATGCAAAAATTTTTGAAATTTTTAGTTGACAAGCAGAATAAACTGTTGTATTATAGGTCTATCAAATGGCTGAATAGGCCACTTGATGGCTCTTTGAAAAAATTCAATTGACTAAAATTTTTAGTTGACAAATTGATTAAACCTATGGTATTATAAGCCCATCAAATGATTGAACAGATCATTTGAGCTTTGACAAAAAATTCTGTTGACTGAAAAATTTAGTTGACAGAGAGTTGAATCTGTGGTATAAATAAAGTAACAAATGAATGAGGAATGGATCCTCATTCAAAGCTATAGGGGTGTGTTATGAAGCTTGAATCTGATAGCAAATTTGAAACTGTAAAAGTTGCGGCAATTTTAATCGGTATGTTCTTGCTTTATGCTTGTCATGAAGCTATTGCTGAGCTTATTCTTAGTGCTTTTTAATTCACCCATATATAAAGGATAACAAATATGTTTAAACTGTATTATTGTAATTATAATAAGAAAATGGAGCTAATCTTCTCAAATGGAGATTTAGGTCCGTGTCTGGATTATATTCGTGCAAATAGAATTAATCCACAGCAATGTATGATTGTCACACCAAACAATCGCCGTGTTACGTTTAATCAGAATAACGGAATAGTGTTTAGCGAGTTTGTTGCAGCTTAATGAGGTTAGCTAATGGATACAATCACAGTAAAACGGCTTATTGAACTTCTGAATAAATCTCTTGAAGATGGGTCTATTAAAAATGACTCTGAGGTTTTATATAGTCACTTCACTTGTCAGCAGTCAGCACATGAGTGCTACGATTTTAATATTGAATTTTTATGGGACACTGTAGAAGAGGCGTTAAATGAATAAAGTAGTATACAATAACAACTACGGCGGGTTTTCAATTTCATTAAAAGCTGTTGAGTGGCTTGAAGCAAACTGTAAAGATAATGAACTTCGTGATTTTATTAAATCACTACGTTTGGCTGGCAAAGAATATTCGTTTTCATCAAAAGATGAATGCCTTTGTTATGATGTATCTGGTTGGTTTGAGGATAAGCGGCACCATAAAGATTTAGTTGCTGTAGTTGAAGCTTTGGGTGATGACGCAAATGGTCCTTGTGCTACACTTGAAATACGTGAAATAGATGGCAATCAATATCGTATTGACGAATATGATGGCTTTGAAGACGTTATTACTCCGGATGGTTATGGTTGGGTTTTTATTAACGAATAATTATATAGGAATTTAGCTATGAAAGAGAATACAAATAAACCAGTTGAAAAGAAAATTAATCTTCGTGATCTTGATGATACAGAATGTACAAATGTTGTTTGTGGGCGACAGATTAAACGTATGATCAGAAAGTTTCCATCTATGGCTGATATGGCTATTGACTGTTGGATCCATGGTGGACATTATACTCGATTTAAATTTAAAGATGGTAAGTTTATTTGGAGTGTTGAAGATAATGCACCATGTATTAAAGGTTGTGAGTCTGTTACAAGTGATAGTGATGTACTTGATAAGTATGAATTAAATAAGCTAATTATATTTACACATAGAGCAATGTGTGATTCTCAAAATGATGTAGATTTAGTTGACACACCAGAGGATATTTTAGCATTTGCTGAAACAAAGCTACAGGAAATGCTTCGTGAAGAAAACACTGTTTATGCTGAAGATGTAAACACTGTAGTTGCAGAATAATGGAGCTTATTATGAAATGGCATAAAGGAATAGATTTACCTAACATTGAAACAGATACACAGCTTTGTGTTGTTAAATATAAATATCCAATGCCTGATTATCGTACAGTTGATGATTGGTTATTTGAAACTCATTATGAACTTATGCTATTTCATAAAGACACACAGTCATTTTCTAAGCAAGATGATGAAAAAGGTATTTATGGAATGGATCCAGATTGTATTATTAAATGGGCTTATGTTGAAGACGATGATGATATTATAGAAGAGGAACAAGCACTTGAGGCTATAAGTGCAGCTGTCTCACATGTAAAAAATCTTATTCAATTATTACTAACTGATTGTATTGCAACACCTAAAGATTATCGTGAAAAGATTGGGCTTGATGATCTGTTTGCATTTGACAAAAAGGTTACACAGCGAATTTGTGAACTTGATGATCATTGGAGTGAGGTGTAATATGAAATGGGTTCCTATTACAGAAGGCATTTGGGGTGGTGATATTGTAGAATGCTTAGTTAAACTTAAATCAGGGAATATTGTAAGACTTAATTATAATTATGATGGTGAATTTTGGTATTACCCAAGCACTGATGAAACACCAACAGCTATTAAGAAGGATGTAAGCGACATTGCATATTGGGTAAACATAAAAGACATAGATAAATATTGTGAAAAAGATGTGGATCCTGAATGGTGTTGGGAATTTGGGTCAACTCTAGCAAACACTGCGATTCCAGCACTTGAGCATTGGATTGAGCATGGTGTTAGTTATGATCCCAGATGTACACATGAAGAATGGAACGCTATTCTTACAAAAATTCTTGACACATTCAAATTATGTAAAGCTGATCTTGATGGAGATAGCCCTGATTTAGAAAGTAAAGATCCTAAAGTTAGAGATAAGGCTTATGAAGATCATAAGCAAAAGCGTCGTGAAGGTTTTCAATTACTTGCTGATTATTATCTTTCAATGTGGGATTAGTTATGAGCATATACACTTTATCACTTTATGTGCCAGGTAGCAAAGTTCCAACCAAATGGTTATATACCTCTTTAGAAGAGGCATTAGAGTTGCCTCGACATTGGGAAAGTAATAAAAACCAAGATAAATTTGATTGGTCAATATTTTCTGATGATGAAGTTGTATATGAAATGTTTCATAATCCTAAAACTTTACCTGAAGATTTGTTTGATTAGGGAGTTGCACAATGGATAAACAAATAATTGCTGAAAAGCTAGAGAAGTCAATTCTTAATCGTGTGCGTGGGTTATTAGTACTACTTCCTAATAAAATTACTCATGAAAATGAAGGTATGTTTGTCACAGTTTGCGAACGAATAGGAAGTATCACAACTGATGCTTTTACTGAAGCCGAATCTTTAGGGTGTAGAGATTTCTTTTCAGGATGGAGACGTGTTTTAACTCCATGGTGGAAAGGTAGCTATAACACTTGGGAGTATGCTTATGGTGATGGATTTACATGGAAGCAATTTTTTGATTATATCCTCGAGTGTAGTTGTAATAATGTAAAAATAAAGAGAGACCAGAATATACCTATGATATTCTTTGCAAATAAAGATGATATTGATCAATTCTGTATTGAATTGAGTAAAGAAGATTAGTCATAGTGATTAATATCAATACAATTAGTATTATTAATGTGATAAATAGTATATTAGCAATAGCATAATTATATATGGGGTTGTATAATGGCATTAAATATAAAAAATGGTCTTGTACAGATTAATGAGACATCAGAGGATAAAATTATTAATTTTCATTTAAAGCGTGGATTTGCAATGTTAACTGCATTTCGCAGTGAATATTCACTTTCACAAAATCGTAGTCGTAACAGACAACTTGCAAGCCGCTTAAAATCATTAGGCTATGGATTTATAAAAGTAACTGGTGGTTATACTGAAAATATCGGACCTGATAACCCAAATTGGGATGATGCTGAATCTACGCAAGATCCTGATATTCGTAGACTTCCAATTATGGAAGAATCATTTTTAGTTCCGATGTATGATATAAATGCACATGATGTTGTTGCTGATTTTAATACATTTAAATCAGATATGATTAATTTAGGTAAAGAGTTTGAACAGGATTCTGTATTGGTAGCGCCACCTGTTGGTCAAGGCAACCCAGCATATATTATTACAAATAGTAGATCAGGCGAAGTTGGTAGCATTGACTGTACATTTAATAGTTTAACTGTGGCAGGTGTTACTTCACAGTACTTTTCAATGAAAGAAAAGACTTTAAATAAAGCTCGTGCTAAACGGCGTGAAGGTGTTGGTGGTGTTAGATTTGAATCAGCTTGGCTAGATGAGCCTGCACATACAATTTCAGGCGTACGCATTAGAGCTGAGCGAAATGAACTACCACCATTTGGTAGTCATTATTATGGTAATTCACAAGTTGGCAATTTAACTACATTAGAACGACGTGTTGAAAAACTTGAACGACTTGTTAGAAATAAGTTTGCAAAACGATAATTGCTAATTTAATTAAATTTAAAGTGCACTATTGGTTTATGATAGTGCACTTTATTTGTATATATAATTTATATTAGCAATTTATTAAATTTTATGTTTGGAGATTATTGTAATATATGAGTTCTTCATTAATGAATAATGATTATTATTCTTTAAAAAATGGTAAATCTGCAATAGATTATATTTACAAATTTAATCTTTCATTTGCTAGAGGTAATGCTTTTAAATATTTAACACGTGCATCAAGAAAACCAAATGAGTCTGCAGAAAAAGATCTTACAAAAGCATTAACATATATACTTACATCAGATGATGACATATCAAAGTGTTTTAGGATTGCACTTAGATATATAAATCGAATTAAATTTAATGAGCATGAAGAGATTGCAGATTTTCGTATTCAAGAAATTTTAAAAGCAATAGTATTTTTTGAAAGCAAAGAACAAATTGCTAAAATGATTATTGATTATATGAATTTTTTAGGTCTTACTGTTAAAAAAGAATTTAGACAATATGCATGAAGCAAAAATTTTTCCAAAGCTATTTGTGGGGACTGCAGCGGAAGCATTTAGAAAGTATTTAAAAAAGCATAATTATAGTTATGAGATAAATTATATTCAATCAAAGGATGATTTAATTGATTTAATTAATCGATTTAGTAATTATAAAAATTATAAGCTTCCTGTAATAATTAGTGATATATCATTTCTTTCATGTAAAGACCAATCATTATTATTAAAATTTATTGAAGACTCAAAATTAAATATAATTTTATTAGCTAGCCGTGATAATATATTGAATACAATTATTTCACGTGTTAAAGAATTTAGAAAGTATTATGTATTTAATAATGGTGATAAAGTTGGCTTTATAAATATTAACAAAGCAAGAGAAATGCTTTTAAATGATTCTGAATATATATCATTTGATGATTTATCATTAGATGATAAACAGCTTGTATACAATAAATATAATCCAGCATTATCATATGATGATTCACTTGTGAAAAAGTATAGGTCTTCTGATAAGAAGAAATTATTATCATTATTGGAGTTTAGTAATGAATGAAAAATTATTGCTGCAAAAGAAAATTAACTTTCCAATGCAGTATATTAATTTTTTAAAATTCATTCATCCGTATTTTAGTATAATTAATTCATTTGAAGAATATGATTATGGATCATCAAATGGTATTATCTATATTGGTAAGCTAACATCGACTACAGTTGATGAATTAAATAGTATTACAAATAAATGGATTATTGTAAATGAAAAAGAATTTGATTATGATTTAACAACAAATGATGGTTTAATTAAGAATCTACTTCCAATATATTATAGTAAATTAAAGCAGTCAAAAGAATCATTTAGTACTATTTATAGTATTAGTTATGAAGCTTTAATTGAAAAAATTAAGATTTGTTTAATTAACAATACAGAATTAACATTTGATGATGTACTTGATCAGTCAGTATTTAATTTATTCGTAGCTATATTAGGAACACGTGATGTATTAAATTTTGAATTTTTTAATTTAGTAAATGATAAAAATATATTGCTAATAACATCATCAGTGCTTACGTTTTTAAATAAAGTACAGACACAAAATATAAAGGGTGCTTCAATACATTATTCAAGACTTATTATACAATCATATAAAAGATATGGAAAACGAATCAAACAAGCTGTATATAAATTTGTAAAGTCTAAAGCAAATAGGCAAATTGCATTATATCATCTTTTAATTGACTTGAATAGAGCATGAGTATTAGTATGAGCTTAACAAGACCAGCAACACTTGAAAACATTTATAGTTATATTCAATCACTTATTGAAAGTATGGAAATTATCCCTACTGCTGATCCATTACCATCATATAAAGAGCTTAGAAGTTCACCAGATAAATTTTATGAAATGTTTTCTGAAGCAACATATAAATATAATATTATATGTGATGCGCTTCAAAAGCTACAATATTCTAACGCAATGATTGTAAAAGCATTAAATGAATTAATGAATGATAATTGTAAAGAATCATTTAATGTTAAATCTGTTTATATTAAACAATTTACAGGCATTAAGTCTGAATGTATTGCATTAATTGCTGGATATGAAACAGCAAAAGCGTCTGCCGAGGCTGTAGTAAAGTTTTATAATTCAGCACAGTATGTGATCACATCATCAAGATTTGATGCAACATCAGCAAACTATTAATATCAAATAATTATTGTGCCATATTATTAACAATTTAAAATAGGATAATAATTAAATATGCGTAAACTTACACTTGAAGAAAGAATTGCTCGTTTAGAAAAATTATTTAATAGTTCAACTAAAAAGTCTCGTAAATTTGAAGCTGTTAAACAGTTGCCAAATGGAATGACTGCTAATAGTGTTGCAGATGTTTTATCAGCATGGGCTGATACTAGTTGGTCACGTCCAAAAGATGCTATTAAAGAACTAGACAGAAAAGGCGTTCTCAATGCAGCAACTAACAAATGGTACCCAACTGTAAAAGATGTTGCTGATGCTATTGAAGATTGTTGGGATGACTCAATTGGTAATGGGCGCGGGGCGGCTGAATTCTTTATTGGTAACTTTGGTGGTGCAACAAGATGTAGTTTAACACTATATCCAATTTCAGGCGGTACTTCAAGAGCTCGTAATTTAACACTTAAATTTAATTGGCCTACACCTGAAGATGATGTCTTAGATGAGCTATAATAAATAATTATTTTAATTGTGATATAAGTTCCTAATTAATTAGGAACTTATATTTTTATGTGTATATTTAAATTGTTGTTGCTATAAGTTGTACACTATTTATATGGAGCTTGTATGTATAATACTGAACAGTTAAAAAATGAATTTAAATCTATTGTAAAATGTAATATTCATCGAGATGGCATTGAAGATTTATTGAATTGGTTAGAGACCACTGATTTTTATACAGCGCCCGCCTCAACAAGATCTCATGGATCTGAACAAAGTGGATTGCTTGCACATTCAATTGCAGTATATAAATATGCAAAATCATTTCAGGAATTCGAATCTGATGAGTCAATTGCAATTTCTGCATTATTTCATGATTTGTGTAAAGTAAATTTATATAAGCAGTCAATGCGAAATGTAAAAGATTCGACTGGTAAATGGGTTCAAGTTCCATATTATGAATATGATGAACATGAAGAACTTCCAATTGGTCATGGTGAAAAGTCTGTAATTATTTTGCAAAAATATATGAAACTTACAGATGAAGAAATTTGTGCTATTCGTTGGCACATGGGCGGATTTTATTCAAATAATCTTCATGAAGCTACATCTGTTGCGAATGCACTTGCAAAATATAAACTTGTATTAAAGTTACAAACAGCTGATAAAGCTGCTGCATTTTGGGATAATGTTTAATTAATAATAAGTTATACAGCGGGTAAGTATGAGTGATTTAATGCAAAGTGATAAAGCTAAACAACTTGGTTTAAATAAAAAACGATTAGATCTTTTCTTTTATACAATGTATGAGAGACAGCAAATTTGGTATAAGCGATTTGTATTAAATTTGCCACAAGACCAATGGACAACTGATGAATATTATCAGAAATATAGGTTTACAAATGTATATCGAGAATTAGATCGTGCATCACAATTTCTAATTAAGAATATTATTTTAAATACTAATTGCTGGCTTAAATATAAATCAGATGATGCAAATAATCTAAACTTAATTTGGAAAACATTATTTTTTAGAACATTAAATAATCCAAGAATATTTGAATCAGTAGATGTCATTGATGATTATGGTAAATATGATCC